ATGGAGTAAAGCATGTGGGGGATGGTCCAATAAGACATGTCATTACAGCCTTTATAAAAGTAAAAGATTTTTACGTTAATAACAAGTACTAGAGGAGAAAAATATGAATAAAGAAAAACTAGACCCAAAAGTATACTACTACACTGATGCTATTGAAGACTTTGATACTTTTAAAAAAGTATGGAAAGAGTTAGATACTCTTGAGCAATACACAGAGTCAGGGGTAAACGTTTGGAATCCCTGGACTTCTTCTAACGATAAAACTTTTATTTATGGAGAGACAAAAACTTTTGACATCAATGCGATAAATAACCTTACTGGTGAGGTAGCGGAAAAAAGCAAATATATATATGACGCTATCATGACTACAATGTACAATGTATGTAAGGACTATGCTTCTTCATTGGGTGATTTTGATGAGCCAAGACTTTTTCCAACCTTTAATATAAAGAAATACAACACTGGAATGGGAATGGGTGCACATTTTGACCAACTAGATGGAGACAAAACTTTAAGATACTCTCTAGTTATGTATCTAAATGATGACTGTGAAGGCGGAGAAATATCTTTCCAGTTAAAGGATTATGATGGAGGATGGACTAGTGCTGACGGTTTTTCTAAAGGATCAGCACCAGCTGTAGATTTAGACTATGATATATCTGTTGAAAATAAAGCAATTGATTTTGGGCTAAAGCCAAAAGAAAATAGTGTTATTATATTTCCAGCATTTCCACCGTATTTTCATACAGCCCATATTGTAAAATCTGGGGTTAAGTATATGATACCTGGCCATTGGATTCATAACAATATGGACATTAATAAAAATCAGAGTATGTAATTGAAAACAGCAATTGTAACTGGGGCAAGCAAGGGCGTTGGACTAGAAACAGTAAAACTACTATCTGAAAATGGTTACAAGGTTATTGCTGTTTCAAGAGACCTATCTAAGGTATCTGATCTTGTATCTGATAACGTTGAGGTTTATCAACTAGATATAACAGACTCAAAAGCCATAGAGTTATTCTTTGAAAAATACAAAGACATTACGCTTGATCTTTTAGTAAATAATGCAGGTGGAGGAGCTGGGCCAACACAAATTATTAATGAAACTCCAGAAAACTTTAGAAGAGCTTATGACATAAACGTAACTGGCCCAATGTATATTTCTCAGCTATTTGTACCTTGTATGCAAAGATCAAATTCTCCAACAATAATTTTTGTAACATCAATAGGTGGAAACGTTCCCTATCCTGGTGGCGGTAACTATACAAATGCTAAAAGGGGAGAAATTGGATTATTGGAAACAATGAGACTAGAGTTTCCAGCATATGGCATTAAGATTACTGAGATATGTCCTGGAACAATTGATACTCAGGCAGAAAAGAAAAATGATGCACTGACCGCAAATGATCTTGCTCAGTCTATTTTGTGGGTATCATCATTGCCTAAACATTTTAATGTAAATAGTATAAACATTAGCCATATAAATAATACAATGTTTAGATAACAACTATTGTAAATCTAAAGCTCTACTATCATGTAATCATTTAGACTTTTTATTTTGTGCTTAAAATAAAACAAAAGTTGTGTTATACTTAGAGACTACTTCAGAAAACATGAAGTACTCAGCTTAATTTAACTTTGAAAGGTTTAAAATGTCAGATATATTTTCTTTTCGTTTAACAGAAGATTTTGTAAATAAATATTCAACACTTCCAGCTCCGTTTGGATATCAAGATGCAGGATCTAACTCACTTGGAGAAATTACGTTTATTCGTACATATTCCCGTGTGAAGGAAGATGGAACAAAAGAAAGATGGCATGAGGTTTGTAAGCGTGTAATTGAAGGAATGTACTCAGTACAGAAGAACCATGCCAAAGAGAATCGTTTGCCTTGGAATGATAATAAGGCACAGAAGTCAGCACAAGAAGCCTTTCAAAGAATGTTTGAATTAAAGTGGACACCCCCAGGTCGTGGTATGTGGACATTTGGAACTCCTATGACTATGGAGAAGCGTAACTCTGCAGCCCTTCAAAACTGTGCAATGGTATCTACTAGAGATATTGACCGCAATGACCCAGGAGCCCTGTTCTCGTGGGTTATGGATGCCCTTATGCTGGGTATTGGAGTAGGGTTTGATACATTAGGTCAAGATAAAGAAATGCCTATCTACAGCCCTACAGAGCCTGTAAATACCTATGTTATTCCTGATACTCGTGAAGGCTGGGTAGAGTCAGTAAAAATGCTTTTAAACTCATACCTTCGTCAAAATCAAAATATTCAAAAGTTTGATTATTCTGAGATTCGCCCATTAGGTGCACCAATTAAGGGGTTTGGCGGAGTAGCATCTGGACCACAACCACTAATTGATTTACATAATAGAATTGATAAAGTAATTGGAGGAAGAGCAGGGGAAAACCTTGACTCACGTGCAATTACAGATATCATTAATCTTATTGGAACATGTGTTGTTTCTGGAAATGTTCGTCGTTCTGCAACACTAGCACTTGGTACTCCAGAAGATGAAGACTTTATTAATCTTAAGAATCCAGAAGTATTTCCAGAACGTAACTCATATGATCCAGAAAAACCAGGTTGGGCATGGATGAGTAATAACTCTATCTCTGCAACAGTCGGAACAAAGTATGAAGACTACGTAGACCTTATTAAAGATAACGGAGAGCCAGGTTTTATTTGGCTTGATGTTGCTCGTAATTATGGTCGCCTTGCTGATCCTGCAGACGGAAAAGACTATCGTGTAATGGGCTTTAATCCTTGTGCAGAGCAGCCATTGGAATCGTACGAACTTTGTACTCTTGTAGAAGTTCACCTAAATCGTCATGATTCTAAGGAAGACTTTCTTAAGACATTGAAGTTTGCATATCTTTACGGAAAGACTGTAACACTTCTTCCAACACACTGGCCAACTACAAACGGAATTATGCAGCGTAATCGTCGTATTGGTACATCCCTTACAGGAATTGCCTCATTTGCTGATAAAAATGGTTTGCCAATAACTCGTGAGTGGATGGATGAAGGATACAAAAAGATTCGTAGCTATGACAAGCAATATTCAGAATGGCTATGTGTTCGTGAGTCAATTCGTGTGACAACCGTTAAGCCATCAGGATCTGTATCACTACTGTCTGGTGCAACTCCAGGGGTTCACTGGGGCCCAGGAGGAGCATTCTATCTTCGTGCTATTCGTTTTGGAGACCAAGATCCAATGCTTCATTTGTTTAAAGCAGCGGGATATAAAATTGAAAGAGATTTAGTATCAGCAAATACTCAAGTAGTGTATTTCCCAGTAGCGTCTGGTCACCCACGTGCTGAAAAAAATGTTAGTCTATTTGAGAAAATTGGTTTGGCAGCAACTGCTCAGAAGTACTGGTCAGATAATGGTGTTTCTGTGACACTTTCATTTGATAAAGAAACTGAGGCCAAGTTTATTGCTCCTGCCCTTCATATGTACGAAGGACAGCTAAAAGCAGTATCATTCCTTCCAATGGGAAATCAAACATATCCTCAGCAACCTTATACTGAAATCACAAGAGAAGAATACAACGCATATGTTGGAATAATTGGTAAGATTGACTGGTCTGCTATTTATGATGGAGTTGAAAATCTTGAAGCACAGGGTGAAGCATATTGCAGCACAGATGCATGTGAGATTAAACTATATTAAGGTTTGCCCTGCTATAATTAAGGCTAAGGAGCAAAATGTCTAACCCATCAAACCTGTATGCTGAAAAGATTTATTCGGAACACCCGCTAGTTCTTTGGGCATTAGATGATAAGGTTGACTATATTGGTTTAATTTCTGAACAGCAAAGAAATATTGTAAATTCTTGGACTGTAGATAATGGATCAACATCTTTACAAACAGAATACATAAAAGAGCCATTTCCAGATAGCGTAGTAACACTGCTTGAAGTAGACGTACCTTCTGAAAATACAACAGAAGCATCTTTAATTAGTTCAGATATTATTAATTTGAGCGATTTATTAGACTCGTCAACATTTGCAATAGGAGCATACATATACTCAGATAGCAACTTTTTGCAAAGCATATCAATTGGATATGAATATACTGATCCAGATACTGAGTCAGTAGTTCAAGTTCTTAAAACCTTTACAACTACATTCTATGGGAAATGGGCATTTTTATCTGAAACATTTGAAACACCAAACATTGATGCAGAACTAAGATTAGTCATAAAAGTAACAGTGATTGAAGGCTCATCTTTACCATCAGAAAATTCATTCTATATTAATGGAATCACTTTAGGCCAACTGAATGAAGAGTTTAATACAAATTCCTATGGTATTAATAAGATTACTATACCAGGTGATGTTTCTGTATACGGTGGATCAGAAGCTGTAGAGGCTCAAGCTTATGGAATTGCAGAAGATTCAGGATATTACATTATTGACAATAACAAACTTACTTGCAAAAATACTAGTATGCCTTTGGTTTATGGAGCAAGTGGTGTAACAAAATTAATACCAAATGATATTCCGCAGCTAATACTTCCAGGTAAAGGATTTTTAAATAAAAAAGGACAGTATAACGATTATACAGTTGAATTTTGGGCAAGAATAAATTCAACTACATCTTCACCATTTAAAATTTTTGGACCAATTAATTCTGATGATGGAATATATGTTGAAAATGGATTTTTAACAGTTGTAATAAATAATAACTTTGCGTCATATTTTGTTTCAGAGTGGTCTAGACCAATGCTAATTCATCTTCGTATAATTAAAAATTCTGCATCATTGTTATTAAATGGGGAACAGGTAATTTCTTTATCATTTAATACAGATGACTTAGTACTTCCAAATGAATTAGATGAGCTTGGGAAAAATCAAGACTGGATTTATTTTGCCTCATCTGAAAATATATGCGAAATTGAAATTGACTGTGTTGCTATATATTCATATCAAGTACCAACGATTGTTGCAAAGAGAAGATGGGTTTATGGACAAGGTGTTGCCTCTCCAGAAAGCATTAACTCATCTTATAATGGAACAACAGCTTTTATAGATTATCCATTTGCCAACTATAGTGTAAACTATAATTATCCAGATTTTGCAAAATGGGATCAAGGAAGTTTTGATAATTTATCAACAACAACAACAAGCTTAAGAACTCCAGAATATTCTTTACCAGAAATATCAATAGGAAATAAGACTATTCAGAATCTATATAATGATAACAAAAATATACAAGAGAGCGACTCTGGAGCACTTATTGATAATCAATTTTTATCATTTAGACCAAATAATACTTGGAATAGTATAAACTCATATATAAACTTTCCAAAATTTAATTTGTTATCAAGTGAACTACATAGCCTCTATGGAGTTTTTAGCATAAGCGATCTTTCTTCAGATCAAATATTATTTAAAATATATAACGAACTAAACAGTGATTACTTTTTAATACTTAAAAATAATGATGTAATTGAATATTCATTAAACTATAATGGAATAAATGAGGTTCTGCACACAACAGATGAAATTGGCTCAAATACATTATTTTCAGTTGGGTTTGACATAAATAAAATATCTAATAGATTTGGAAATAATGTTTCTTCATTTTTTGGGAATACTAATAATTTAAAAATGTATGTTGCTGGAGATAACACTGGACAGTACTCATTTACTGGAAAGGTATATTCTATTGGCTTTTCTACTGAATTAAATTCTACAAAGAATGTTGATAATTTTGATGATGAAGGATTTGTTTTTATAGATAATGGACAAGATCTAATTGACTATACAGCAAGCTATACGTTGTTGCCTTCTATAGCCTACGATAAATATTTTCTAGATATTGGAGTTGCAGGATATTGGGAAGACTATCTTCCATTATCATATTTTGCACAATTTGTGAGAAATAAAGAAGGAGAAATTTTTTATGACTTAGACTTCTTACAGTTTAATGTTGGATACCCAGCAGTAACCAGTCTGGTAGAAAGTCAAGGCTCTTCTGATCTTTATTATAATACAGAAAACTCTCAAATTAAAAGCTATATAACTTTTCAACCTATAGTAGATGGTGCAAACAATCCAATACCATTTACAAATCAACAAGAATTAAATGAGTACAAGGTTATTGATGTTAATAATAATGAAGATTGGCTAACAACTAGATTTGAAATACTAAATAATACATTAGTATATCCAAATAAAACTACAGACTTTAACTCTATTGCAATAGTTTATAGTCTTGAGTTTAATAGTCGTGGAATATTAACAAAGCCATTGTCATTAAATACATTGCAAATAGCATCTCAATCATTTAATGATAATTCATCAAATCCAGTTGGTACTAGATTTGGTGTAGATCTTTTCCCATACAAAAAAACTGGAATTTATTACAACTATAAAGCAAAAAATCCATTTAGCATTTATAAAGAAAGTACACCATACCTGTATTTAACTGAAAACTCTGGAATAGCGGTTCGTGGAGAATTTAATCCTCTAGAAAATCGTGGTCTATCTTTACCAATTAATAAAGAGATGTCAAACGTATATAGCGTCAGTGCTATGCAGATATGGGCTAGATATGATAAAAATGTTTTTCCTCAAAATCCAATAGAAGTATTTGAAATTAATTATAAAGATAAACAAACTATAAAGTTTTACTTAAAAGCTAATAGCTCTGTTGGAGATAGAGGAACTATTTATGCATTAAATCAAAATGGTATTGAATATAACGGATTATCTTTTTATTTAAATGGAAACCTTGTAAAGCGACCAGTTTTGTCATTAAGGGAGTGGGCATCCATAGGAATTTCTTTTGCATCGCCATTAAGAGTTGATTCCTATCTTGGAAGCATTAACATAACTGGGCCACTTTTATTTAATAACATTTCTTATTACCAAGGAAGCAGCTTAAGAGAAATTGAAAGTAGTACTCAAAGACCTTGGATAAAAGTCTTAACTGATGGGCTAGAGACTTTTGACTGGTTATTTTGGGACAATAACTTTAGCTGGGACGAGGTTCTTATATTAGAATCAACAGAATTTTATGGGATTAATCCAACAGATATATATAAAACATATATTGGAACTAATAAGATTATTATTGATGATGGAGAAGGCTTAGTCTATCAGCCAGAAAAGCTAAAAATATATACTGATATAGAGTGGCAAACTAGTGTACTGACACCAGTATAGTCTGATATACTTATGGTTATGGAATCACTAATTAACCCAGAAACTGGTAAACCCTACGTACAAAATGTCCGCCGAAAGGTAATTGAGAAGCATTATGACTGGGGATTGTACGTATATAAAAAAGCAGATGGTTCATGGTTTACAGATGGAACTGGATCAGTTTTAAATATCCCAGCTGAACGTGGAGATATTTCTAAGATTGCAGAACTAAGAAAAGCAGCAATGCACCATGGAGATGATGGAGAAGGTACGGCTACATTCGTTCCAGGACTTCATAGAATTAGTGAAGAAGAGTATTCCGAACAAAAGGAAAGAATGATAAATGGTTTAATTCCAAGCATGAATGACTTAGGTGCGTGGGATGCAGCAAAGCAAACATTAGACAAGTATGGTAGAGGTGCAATGGATGAGTGATCAAGAATATATTAATGTAGGATTAAATACACAAAAAAAAGAAGAGAATATCTTTAAGTCACAAGATCCATTTAATAAGTCTTGGGATATGCTAAAAGATTATAGTGGTCTTGATCAAAACTTCCGTCGTAGAACAACTCGCAATCTTGCTAAATATGTTGGATCAGTAAATAGTCCAGAAACAAATCAGCAGTATTTAGATTCTGCCAGAGTTACCCCAAGTGGTGTAGATGCATCATCAAAACAAATTAATCCTGGAACTGTATATCGTAATGGATATGGACTATTTGATGTAATCACTCCACCATATAACATGTATGAGTTGGCTAACTTTTATGACACATCTTTTGCTAACCATGCAGCTATTGATGCTAAGGTGGAAAATGTTGTTGGTCTTGGATATCGCTTTGATCTAACAGATAGAACAATGTTAAGATTTGAAACAAATGAAGATAAAGAGTCTGTAGCTCGTGCTCGTCGTCGTATTGAAAGAATGAAGATTGAATTACGTGACTGGCTAGAAAACTTAAATGATGATGATAGTTTTACAAAAACAATGGAAAAAGTTTATACAGATCTTCAAGCAACAGGAAATGGCTTTATTGAAATAGGAAGAACAGTTACAGGTGATATTGGGTATGTTGGTCATATTCCAG